TCGTTCCATACCACGAATTTCACGATTAATTAATTCTATTTGATGTCTAAATCCTGCTGCCTTAAGTTCTGCTTCTGCAATTAACTTATTGTTCTTTTGAATAGTTGCAACATCTATCTTGTTTTGATCAGATGAGAATCCCTCAACGCCGTTTCTAATACCAGATTCAAGTGCAGCAAACAATCTTTCTGCTGCATCAATTCCAGGCTGTGCTGCTTCTCCATACTTTCCAGCATTGTACTTTACTTGTATATCAATAATCTTTTTGGCTTCAATAGAGTTTAGGTAGTCTGCTATTTCTTTAGCATCTACCTTTCCATCTTTTAAGTCTTCAATTAGGTGCTTCGCAAGTTCTGGATCTTCTAATGCTGCTGCCATTTGATCTGCTGACATTCCAGCACCCTTCATTGCTGTCATAAGTTTTGGCATTTGCTCAAGTAACTTAAACTCTTCGTTTGCAGTAATCATTCTTTGTCTAAGTTCAAATCTTGCTAATTCAGAGTTTGCTTTCTTAAGGTCCTCTACATACTGCTTCATTTCTTTAGATCCACTTTTGCCAAGAACTTCTGCTGCAATTGCGGACGCAACGGCGGTGTCTTCAACTTCTTTAAGGGCATCGCTTGCACTTAAACCACTAGCCATTAGCATCTTAAATGCTTTTTCTTGGTCAGCAATATTTGATACAGTTTCCTTATTAACAAGTTGAGCCTCTCCAACCTGTGCTTCTCTGTAGAACCTCATCAGTCCATCGCCAGTTTCTGTTAATCCCTCAATGTTTGCTTTTGTTTTTGGCTTACCCTTTTTAAATTTAAAGATTGCCTTTTTATCTTTGAGGTTTGCCAGTTCCTTAAAGTCTTCTGCAGACATTCCCATGATCATTTCTCTAAACTCTTTTGGAACCTTCATCTTAAGCATTCTTTGTTGTAGACCATCAAACATATCCATGATTCTGGATATGTCTTTTTGCGCTTTCTTGCTATTAAGTGCAGCAAGCATTGACTTGAGTGGCTGAGTTGCATCAAATGCACCGTCTCTTACATTCTTAATACGCATAGCAAGATCTTCAAGGAAGTCTAATGGATTCTTCTTGTCTCCTCCACCTGGAATATCTCCAACTCCAGGAATCTTTGCATCAACTGGTTTTGATGATTTGATGCCTAGTTTTTCAACTGCGAAATCCGCATCTGAAAGTTTCTTTAGTGCTTCAACATTTTTGTCTAAAATTTTAGTATACGCATCTGTTCCAATAGTGATTCCCTTTAGATATGCTTCATTCATTGCTTTCTGTGCAGCCAAATACTGTATATCTGCATCACGTGATTTATCGTTTATTGTGGTTTCATACATAAACTGTGAAGCAAGTTTTTGTAGATATTCGGCCTGAGTCTCTATGTCTGATTCTAAAAATTCTTTGTATTTGTCAGCATACTTTTCATTATTCTTTAAAGCATCTATTGCTGCTGACATTGTAGGATTTGCTGCAGCAACCGCATCGAGATCCATAGCCTTTTTGCCATCTTTCTTTGCTTTTTCCTTTAAATCTTCTACCTTAGACATTTGATCCTTAAGGATCTCAATTCCTGCAAGCCCAACAGTTTTAACTAAAATTTCAAAATCAATAGTGTTTCCATCTAATACCTGAATACCTTTTAGAGTTTCCATGATTGCATCAAACTCTGCTGGATCTTTCTTTTGCATAACTATGTTTGTGATAATTGATGTTGCTTGCTTTCTTCCACCAGCACTAAAGCCTGCAAATATTCCAAACAACTCTTTTGTCTTTCCAGCACCTCTTGTTTGTATGCTCGCATTTAGCAAAAAGTCCATTTCGTTTAACTTGCCACTGAACAAGTCCATGTATCCTGTTGCTTCTGCTGGACTCAAAACCTTACTTCCAACAAGCATTTCCATTTTTGCTTGGAACCTTTGTGCATTTTCAGCAGTGCCCAAACCAGTCTTTACAGTCAGACCAGTACTAGCGTTATATTTTCCAGTAGTTGTATCTGATGAAAGTCTTTCAGTTTTATTTAAGAACTTCTTCGCTGCATCCTCTTGATCTGTTCCCTTGTATGTAGACTCAACCTGAGATCTAGATGCATCAAAGAAAGCATCTTCTCGCATTGCTTGCTTGCCCCAAACAGATCCACTATAAACCTTGCTAAAACTTATTGAGTTTTTATTTATTTGATCAGCAATCATGCCGTTCATAAACTGAGTGTCTTTTAGATTTTGAGCATCAAGTTCTGCTATTTTCTCTGATAGTTTAAATTTTTGTAGTGCATTTGTTGTAGATTCTTTTTCTGCTTCTAATTTTTTCTTTTGTGTTTCATACTCAACTTGAACCTGATCTGCGATCATAGTTGCTAGTTCTAGGTTATTCATGTTTAATGCTGCAAGTGCTGCAACTTCTTTTCTTGAACTTTCTCCAAACCCTGTTTTTCCTGCAATCTGATTTTCAAGATCTGTAGATCTAGATTGGGCTTTTGACATTATGTTTATTCTAGCCTCCATTGGGCTATCTTTTAGGTCTTTGCCATCTGGTCCAATCAATGATTGTATTTGTCCAATAACTTGCATTTCTAGTTTTGCATCTTTAAGTTCTAGCGCAAGATTTGCTGCAATACTATTTGCTTGAGTACTGTCCAAAACTCCATCTGCAACACCTGTTGCAAGTTTTAATGCTAAGTCAGAAACTGCTTTATCGTTTCCAAACTGCTTTACATTTTCTTGAAAAAGTTTCTTTTCTTTCTTACCAGGCTCAGAGCCAAGGAAATTCTTTCCAAATGTATCATCAACTTTAACTGCTTCATCATATTTCCCATACTGACTTCTCTGTCTACGCTTATTCATTATTTCTGAAGCGCCTACTTTACCACTCACTTCACCAATTGCCTTTAGGCCGTCTCTTGTTGCTGATAAGTCTTTTGCAAATTGTGCTGCTTTTGCAGCCATATTATTAAGGTGTTTATTGAATAAATATGCTCCTGCTGCTACTGCTGCAAGTGCAGCAACAACTCCTTGAGGTCCTGTCATTCCTGCAATCATTGGTGCAAACTGTGCAACTGTTGCTGCGCCTCCAAGTGCTGCTGTAACTTGTGGTGGGGCTCCTGCCATACCAGCAACCATTGCTGCTGTTCCAAGTGCTCCTGCTGCCTTGCCAGAAACTTTTCCAACTTTTTCTTTACGCATTCCGCGTTTCTTTTTCTTGAGTTGGCTTTGAGTAAGTGTTGTTGGCTCTCCAGTTTCAGGATCAAACAAGAACTGTCCCTTCTTATCTCTTGTATAGCCAATCTGTCCTGGGTCATCTGGACCATTAGTTCCTGGGTCTCTACCCATTACTTCGTCATAGGCCTGCTGTGCAGGGGTTGCTTTGGTTGGATCAATATACTTATTTTCTGACTGGGATCCTTCAGGAATGATTCCATCTGCAGAAGCCAAAAGAGCAGCATTTCTTTTCTTTAGTTCTTCGTTTTCTATTCTTTTCTGCTCTTCAATTTGTTCATTAAGATTAGCAATATTGTTTGAAGAGTCTGCAATCTGGTCTTGTGCCAAACCAGTTTGATCTGTTGCCTGAAGCACATCATTAAGATTTCCAGTTGTTGCATTTGTGATCTGTGCGCCTGTTGAAAGGTTTGTTGCATTTTCTGTTTGAGCATTAACAACATCTTGTGTTACGCCTGCAAGTTCTTCTGTTTGATCTGCTACAACTTCAGAAGATTGTGCTGTATTTTCTGTATCATCAACAATTCTTCTTAGACCATCGCCTTGCTCTACAGTTCCATTTGCTACGATTTCGTTTGGTGTTACATTACCATTTTCTAACTGGGTTGCTTGGATATCTGCTTCTGCTGCTTTTATTCTTAACTCTGCTGCTTTTATCTCTGCTTCGTCTGCCTGCTTTTTTAGTAATCTAGCATTTTCAGCAGTGTAAATATTTTTGCCATCTTCACGTGCTGCAACTTCTTCCCATTTTGCTGCTTCAGTTCTAAGTTTTGCTGCTGATGCTTCTGCATTAGATGCTTCATTACTTAGCCTGTCTGCTTCTTCACGAGCCTTGCCAATATTAATAGTATTACCTTTAACAGTAACTCTTGATCTACTTTCGTCCTTAATCTGTTGTACAACCTGTGATTGTGCTGTGGCTGCTTGCTCTGTACTTACTGCTAACTGTTCGGCTGCTGCTTCAGTTCTTCCTGTTAATGAAACAGTTGCAGAAGAACTAGTTGACGCAGATGATGAACCTCCGACAGTTCCTGTAGCGCCACGTTTTCTTCTTTGTCTATCTTGAGATTTAAGAATTTGTCTTTCATCACGCATTTCTGGTGTATCAATATCATCGTAGAATGCTTTGTTTCCAAGATCCATCTTGTCAACTTTTGCTTGTGTCTCTGCTGCAGTTGGAACTGCAGAACTTCCAAGCCTAGAAGATTGTGCAGAAACTCCTGCCTCTCCTTCTTGCATTCCTTGAACAATTCCCTCAGCAATTTCTTTACCAGCCTTTATGCCCTTTCTAGATGGAGAACCTGCATCAGTTCCTTGAGGACCTCTTACACCTTCTGCTGCTGCTGCACCAACTTTTGCACCCTCTGCTTCTGCTCTTGCCTTATCTTCTGCACTAGCAACAACATTTGGAGTAACTGATGCTAACTCTGCCTCTTGTTTTGGAATTCTGTAATCTTCTACTTCTGCTCTCTTTTTTGCAATAATTGCTAGTTGTTCTTCAGATAGAGGAAGTCTTTCCTTGCTTGTTTTTCCATCTGGTCCAACTGTTGTTCTATTTACTACTGGGGACTCTACCTTTGATCTTCCTCCATACATCGATTCAGACCCTGGGTAATGAGAAAACTCCATACTATCTATGTCATCTGAAAGTTCTGGATGTTTTGCTTTTAATCTTTTCTTTTGTTCTGCAGCATAGTAGGCCTCTGTTGTTCTTTCATCTCTCATTGTTGCTTCTCCAGGCTTACCATCTCTACCTGGCTTTACATCAACAACTGGATTACTTGGAATTATAAAATCTTCTGCTTTCTTTGGTGCAATGCGCTGTCTAATAATTTCTTTTTCTTTATTAGTTAAATCTGTTCTTTCTTCTATTGCCTTTAATGCTTTATCAGATGCAGCCTGCCATGAAGATGTTGTTCCATCATAAGCAAGAACCATTTCGTCAAGTGTTGATTCAAGTTCTGCTAATACTTCTGATGCTCTTTCTGCTGAAGCCCCTGCTCTTTCTAAAGGAACCCTAATGTTTTCATCCATTGAGTCTCTACCAAATTCACTTTGTAGATAGTCTGGATCTTGTCCCATTTCTCCAGCAGCATTTTTGCCGTGGTTTACTTCTTTTGGTGCTAGATTTCCAGCAGCAGAATATCTTTTTTCTAAAACGCCAACAGGCATTCTTAGTCTGTCTGTTTGCGAGTTAAGTCCTAGTTGCTCAAATAGTTTTGCAATTATGTCTGATGAAAATGGAGATTTACCAGTTCCTCTTGAGTACTTCATTACAGAGCCATTTTGAAGAGCAGCAACTAATTCTGGATTTTCTTTTGCAGTTTGTTTAGTAATAACAACTTCACCAGGTGTTAGCAATGCTGGGACTGTGTCTCTATTTCCAGATCCTGGAACAACTCCACCCTGTGCAAACTTTTTAGGTAGTCCTGACACTGCTCCTGCTGGTCCTGGAACTGTGTTAAATAATCCTGGAGAGTTGCTTGCTAGTGCTCTAGCCTGACTAGATGCATTTCCATATGCTGCAGCAAGAGAGTCTACTGCTGCCTTTTCAACATTAAAAGTAGATATCAATTGACTATGGGATGTGTGTAGAGCATTTGTTTCTGCAAGGTTTTCAATTTGCTGATTAGTTAAATAGTCAAACCCTCCACCAAGAACATTGTTTGAACCATTAAGTTTAGCAATTCCTCCACGTAACATGGCAAAGAATTTGATAAGGTTTGCAACTCCGTTAGCAAGAATACCAAACGTCATTAAAGCAACTGGTGCTAGTCCACCAATTACACCAATCATTATTGCTATTACTTTTTTAGTTCCTTCTCCTAATCCGTTAAATTTTTCTAAAATCTTTCCTGCAAATGCAACGATTGGTGTTACTGCTTGTAAGAATGCTTTACCTACTGGAACTAATTGCGTCTTAAGGTTTTCCATTGCCTTCTTAAACTTTGCACCAGTTGAGTCTTCAACCTTTTTTAATTCTCTTTCAGACAAAATTGCTAACTCTTCAATTGATGCTCCAGCAAGGTCAAGTGCTCTAGATGCCTGAGAACCATCCTTTACAATATTCTGAAATAATGCGGAGATACGAGCAAACTGGAACTTACCAAATAGTTGCTCAATTGCTCTTGCACGGTTAAGAGGGTCAAGAGTGTCTAGTGCTCTTGCAACACCAACAACAGTTCCCTTTAAATTTCCAGCATTTGAATCTACGATTCCTTTAATATTTATTCCAAGTTCTGCAAGGAACTGGCTGGTTTTCTTTGCTGGGTTAATCATGGAAGCAAGACCAGACTTAAGTGCGTTAGCACCTTCTGATGCGTTGATTCCACCTTCTTTCATTGCAGTCATGAAAAATGCTAGGTCTTCTACAGAACCACCAAGTTGCTTTACAACTGGCCCAGCCTTTGGAATTGCAATTGTTAAATCTTCAATAGAAAGAACAGTTTGGTTTTCTACTGCGTTAAGAAAGTTAATTTTTTGTGCAAGTTGTTCTGCAGAAATACCAAAAGCATTCTGTAAAGATATAGTAGTTTCAAGTGCTTGCTGTTGCTCTACCTGTCCAAGTACTGAAAGTTTAGTTGCATTAATTACCTGAGCCTGTAAGTCATCTCCCTGCAAACCCATTGCAGCAGCAGTTGCTGCCATTTCCATAGTATCTTTTACTGCGATACCATACTTTGTAAACTCTTTTCCAAGTCTCTGAATATCTGCAACTGCTTTATTTGTTGCGTCTCCAGATGTTGTCATATCTCCATAAACTCTAGTAAACTTAAGAACAGCCTCTTCCATTTCCATAAATGTTTTTGCTGCTGTAGATCCAAGAATAGAAAGCGGTATTGTCAAACCAACCATTAACTGGCGACCAGCCCACTGAGTGTTCTTACCAAAGTTTAAAAGTTGTGTAGAGCCCTGCTTTAGTAATTGATTAAGGAACTGCTGTCTTTGTGCAGCCATTTGCATTCGAGTTGCATAGTCTGTATACTTACCACCAGCCATTTGCAAGTGTTTTGGAATAACCTGCAAAACCTTGATCATATCTCCATTTGCAGCCTGCATTTGGATGTACTGAGATTGTAGAAGTTTTACTCTGTCTTTACGAGCACGGTTAATGATCTCACGCTCTTGGGCAAACATACCCTTAAATGTTTTTGTGTTAGCAGTTGCAGCAGCGACAGTGTATCTAAAATACTCTCGCATTGAGAGTTGATTTTTTTCAAGTGCCTGCGTAAAAGAAGATGTGCTTGTTGCTACATCTTTTTGTGTTGCTACAAACTTACCAGTTGCATTAATAGCCTGCATCAATTGGGAGTTGAGTCCCTTTTGTGCATTCATTGCAGCAACATTTCCCTGAGTTAGGGATTGGTTAAATCGGCTTAATCCAGCCTGTAGTTGACGTAATTGTGCTAATGCGTTAGAGGTATCAAAATTAATACCTATATTTGCATTTACATCAGCCAATCACAACACCTCTTTACTTGATTGAGTTTAAAAGACCTGTTGCATCAGAAAGGTTCATACCTGAAGCAGCATCGATGATCTTGTAGACTGTAGGAAGATCTAGATTTTCCTCAATCGCCTCTCTGTTGTCTGCTAATGCAGGCAAGTATTGTTTAAATGCAATTTGGACACAGTCAAGCAAAACATCCATTGACTTGTCATTGTCTTCTGCTACATCTTGAAGACCTGAAAACTTCTTCATAAATGGCTTAAGCAAAGAGATCTTAAGTGGTCTTGCTTCAAACTTTGTACCGTCGATAAGAGAAAGTTCGTTCTTATCTTTAACATCTGTACTCATATTATCCTCCATTGTAGTTGTTTAATTATACCATAAACAGGCTTGTTTTTTACTCTATTTTTTCATAGGATAGGCCCATCCCAATTCCAAATCCAGCCTTTTGTGCATTAATTCCTTGAAGTGCCATAATATCTTTTGCATTGGCTGCTTGTCCACCACTAAATACTCTGGCTTTCATTTCTTCCCAGGCATTACTTTTACTATTATTTTTGTCTAGATCAACTCCTTGCATTGCTGCAAGGAACTTTTTTTCATCGTAGTTTAGTTCTCTACCTATAGATAGCGTTATCATTAACTCTGGCATAGATAAAGATCTTTCTAGTTCGTCATAGTCTTTCCATATGCCCAGCAAAAATACCTCAGATTCTAGTTTTGCTAAATCTAGTTCATCCCAAGAAGATCCACTATCTACCGCTTGCTTTTTAATTGGCTCTTCTGATTGTTCATTAATCTTAATCCCAGCAGTTATATCCAGAATGTCATATATATTTTGTAAGTCAACATACTCTTCTAGCATTTCTTGAGTCTCAGTAATTTCTGGTCTAAACTGTTTCATGCATATTCTTGCACACTTTGATAATGCAATTATTGCTTCAAGGTCTCCTTTAGAGTTTCTTACTTCATCAAAAATATCCATTAACTGTCTAAGATATTTTATTTTTAATGGGGCCAACTCTATCTCTACACCATCTTGTAGAACAATATTTTTTGTATTATAAACAGTTGTTGCCATAATACAAGTATACCAAACAGAAAGGCCCAACCCCGAAGGATTGAGCCTCTCATATTAAGTTGTATTATGCTGGTGTGTAAGTACGATCTACGATCTTTCCATATGATGCATTATCATTTGGAAGAAGGCGGAATGACACTTCGAACATTGTTGCTTCGTCACGCTTTGCTGATACTGATACGCTTTCGATTGAAAGTGCACGGTAGGCAACGTAAACACGCTCCACATTTAGTGCTGCGTTTCCAGTTCCTGGACCAACTGCTACCAAACCACGCTCAACTGGGACATCTCCGATGTCTCCTGCTGAAAGGTTAAGTGTTGGGTTTGTTGAAACTGTTGTTAGATCTCCGTCTTGTCCTGCTAGTGCGAACAATAGGTTTTCTAGTGTTGATTCTGCGAATGTTGTATTTAGGTTTACCTGCATACCTTGCTTAAATAACTTAGCAACGTCAAGTACCTGGTCTACTGCTACTTCGCCGAAATCTGGCTGGAATTGAATTTCCAAACCATTCATTGTATATCCAACATTACGGAAGTCTGCGTCATCTGCAAGGGTTTCCTTGTATGATTCGCCTGCTACGTATGCTGGAACATTTGCGTCTGCAAGTGCGCCATCTTCATATGTGAAGAGTGCTGCTGCTCCAACGATAATATCGTTTGAACTACCACGTGTATATGCCATATTTTTTCACCTCTTTTTTTTCTTTTGGATTAAAAGGGCTTGTTTCCTCACCTTAATTATAGCATCCCTTTTTAAGGAAGAATTCCCTCTTCTACAACTACCTCTTTATTGTACTTTGGCCTATGATTCTCGTCAGGGGACGGATTAATTCTTTCATACTTATTGGTTGATTGGTGATAGTCATAATCAATAATAATCTTATTGCCAGCGTAAGTTCTGGCTGTTCCAAAATCGACTATATCTCGTGCCTCTTCTAGTTGGTATATCTTAAAGTTGTGGAAATAGAACTGACAGGTCATTCCGTTAAAAGTTTTTCCCTTTGCCCAAGCATTAATATCTTCTGCGCTTTCGTCTCCACGATCCATTAGCCTCAAGACTGCTTCTTGAATCCTTATCATATTTTCAGTCGTATTACTTGCTGTGTAATAAAAATAATATAAAACCTGTTCGCATTTTATATGAGGGAAAGCGCCTCTACGCATTCTAAACATTCTGTCCCAAACAGCCATAGTTCCACCAGATGGGAACTGACTTTGAAGTGCCTCCAGAGTTGATGGTCCAGTTGGAAAGAAAGGTACGTCTTCCAGTGTTGTTAATTCTGTAATTTTTTCTTGAAGGTATTTATTAATCCACAAGACTGGTGTATTAAGTGTTGATGTTGGTTCTTCCATTATGATGCCACCGTTGCGTTAGCGACCCATCGATACCCTGTAGATAAACCAACAGACTTGCCACCACGCTTTCCTCTCCCTAGATTTTTCTTATATGATATTGGGTTCTCAAAATATTGTCTTAAGTTGCTATTCTGTAAAAATGCCTGAGTAAAATATCTTCCAAAAAACATGTCAAATGCTTTTTCAAATTCTTTCTGTGTGCTTCCACCTGGGTTATCAACCACAACTTTCTTTCTAGTGTAAACAATTTCTCCATCCACTTCAAACCTCAAAACCTCAGAGTTGCGTGGCTTTATAACTACAGTTGTTCCATCTTCCATTATTGATGCCTTATTACGAAATGCTTGTTTTGATCCCTGCTTAACAGTACTTGACTGTCTAAATGATGAGATAAATGAAAGACCAACATTGCTAACAGTATAGTTTATATCAAACAGTCTTGCCTCTGGGCTACCAGTTTTGTACCACTCGTATACGTGGTGTAATGTTTCTGGAGATACTCTTGCGCTAGAGTCTATAAACTGAGAAGCAATCTCGGAAACCTCAACACCAAGTGATTTTAAAAACTCAGTCTTGCCTTTTTGAATTCCTTCAGTAAAGCCAATAGAGTAATCAATTATATTTTTCATTTCTTTTTTAAATGTTTTGTTATCAAATCTAACGGCTATCATACATCTACCGCCTGATTCTCTGATCTTCTAATAATTAGTTTGTAATACTCAACAGAACCAAAGGGTCCCATAAATGGATCTTGCGTTGCAATTTCAAATATAGTTGACTTGCCTGCACGTGGGCCAGAAGTCTCTGTGTATATATCGTTACAGTTCTTATCTCTAATATTTGTAATAATTACATTTGTAATTGAGTTTCTGGCTTCAAGACTGGACATTCTTATATCAGTCTTCACTCTGCCAATTAAAAGTTTTTCTTCTGTGATGTTTACGTTTGGGGTTAACTCTTCTTTAAATGCTCCGCCTGCTGATGAAAAAGAGCATGCAATTGTTCTATCTAATATCCATGTCTTTTGTACGTTTCCATAAACGCCTTGCTCAACTACAGGATGATAAACATCTGCAAGCATCGGAAACGTGAAGTCTGGTTCTTCGCATATCATTAAATTATCCCTGGCTTGACAATGGTCTTAACATATTTGTCAAGTATCTTATCTACTAAGAAGTTACCAGTACCGCCAAGCATTGCCTTATCAAACTGAATTCTAAATTGATCTGTATTGTATGCTGTTATGTATCTCTTGTAGTAGTCTAACTTACCGCACTTAAGATCTTCTATTAATAGTTTTGTTGCATATTCTACATCTTCTGGAACATTAAGGTATCCGTGATCTACAACAAATGTGTAGTCATATCCTGATGGAAAAGATATTCCTTCGTATCCATAGTAACCAAGATCTCCACTTGCCACTGGTAGGTTTTGCGCTGTTGATTCGTATCTATTTAACTCAAGAACATCTGCACGAACTCTTTGTATTGCAGTTTTGTCTGGTGTTATTGCATACTGATACTCACTTAAGTCTGGATTTGATCTATCGTAAACTAAGACATTGTTCTCATAAACCTTGAAGACTCTATAAACCTTTTCCCATAAAGAAAAATAGTCTGAACCATTTCCAGTTCCAACTATCGTTATTTTTTTGTTATAAAATCCTTCTGGGCAAAAGGTGTCTATCATTGATCTTGCTACTAATTCTAAAATCTTATATTCTGCAATCTCTGATGCAGTTGTTCCTAGTGTGTTTGGGTCTACATATGGTCGGATTAGTTCGTAGTACTCTTCGTGAATTGAAACTTCTGATCCGCCAACAATTTTAAAAAATTCTACTCTGTAATTATTATCGTATCTTCCAGGAAGAGAAATTTCTAAATCATCTCCTGTGTCTGAGCCCAAAAATTCTAAATCTTGTACTGAAAGATCCGCCATGTCCGTAACTCTTGCATAAATGTTTACATTGTTATATCCTGATGGGACAACAAAGTTTACTACAATTGTTTCGTATGGCGGAACCCTCAATATCTCCATGAATTACTTACCGAATTCCTTGGCAACTTCTTCTGGTGTTGCTGTGCGAATGTGTGAACGAGTAAGCCACTTTTCAGCAGCATCCTTGTCGACAATATTATAGCCACGATAGACCTTTCCTACCTCTGACCATGTAACATTCTTTGTTGAGTAAATTGCTACTTTTTCTTTAACTTCTGTAGCCTTTTCCTTCTTCTTTCTTGGGGAAGCAACTGCTGCTGTAGTAGCACCAATTACACCCTCTGCAACATATCCAAGTGCCTGAACTTCTTCAGGTGCTTGATATGCAGGAGCCTCAACTACTGCTTGAGTTTCTTCTACAACTGGAGTTTCTTCTACATGCTCAACCACTGGGGCTTCTACAACAGGTTCTTCTACAACTGGTGCTTCAAAAACTGGTGCTTCGTATGTTGTTTCTTCTACAATTGGATTTTCATTAATGTTTTCCATAATTCCTCCTTGTTAGTATTATATCATTATAAGTAATAAGGGGAGCAGGAGAACTAACTCCTACTCCCCCTAAAATGTACTGTTTACAGATTATGCATCTGCTGCAGCGTCTGCGTATGAGATTGCATCCTGCTCTTCCCATTGAATACCGAAGCGAACGAAGACTGTGTATTCTACAGTGTCCTTCTTTGGCTTGTATTCACGGTTAACAGTGATATCTCGCTGGAATCCCCATACACGGTTCTGTGGGAATGTCAAGTCGACATATCCTGCAGGGTAGTATGGAACTTCCTGAACATCAATTCCGAGAACACGTGTTGTACGTGCTCCACCGAATGTCTGTCCAGCGCCATCAAGGTATGCTTGACGGTTTGCAGCAGTACCTGCTGGACGATTAGCAAATGCTTCTGCTACTGCGTCTGCGAGTGTACCGTTGTTCTTGATGATTCCCTGGAATGCATCTGTACCAGCATAGAACTTCAAGTTAGACTTGATAGCACGATACTTGCGTGGCATTGCAAGAATGATCTTCTGCATTGCGTCTGTTGACCAAGTGTCATTCTCAACTGTTACTACAGCCTCATGAGCATCTCCGTCTGTCTTAACGCGGTTTACGAAACCTTCCATGATTGAAAGGAATGCGTCTGATCCTGCACCTGTTCCGTTGATTGCAAGGTCTTCGATATCATTACCGAAAGCGTTTGTCATCAAGCGGACAATGTGATCTTCTAGTGCTGCACCTTCGATGTTATCTTCTAGTGCTTCTGCAGATACTTCCCAGTCAAGACGAATCTTCTTTGTAGTCAATTCAACCT